ATCAAGGCGCAAAAGGCTGCTGGAAAGAAACCTGAGCGGATGCGTAAGGTTGGAAGCAAAGGCGCTCCAACTGCTGCTGCATTTGTTGCCGCCGCCAAGACCGCCAAGAAGGCAAAGAAGAAATGACGGCTTTTCCGACCATTGTTTACAAGACGCCTGGGCCGCACAAGAGACCGCGTGGCGGCACTTACGCCTATTGCGGCGCAAAAGATAAGACGGAGTTTGATGCTCTGATCGCCAAAGGCTGGGCCGCGTCTTATGAAGAAGCGGTGGCTGGCAAGCGTGCAAATGAAATAATCGCAACGGCAGAAGCGTTTGAAGATGCCATTGATGAGGTGTCAGAACCGACCCGCGATGAACTGGAAACCAAAGCGAAAGAACTTGGCGTCTCGTTTAATGGGCGAACTTCTGATAAGAAGCTTGCAGAACGCATCGCTGCGAAACTGGAGGACTAATCGTGGGATACACCAAGCGGCAGTTCGTGACTGGAGCCTTTGAAGAGATAGGCATGGCAGATTACGTGTTCGACCTTCAGCCAGAACAGCTTGAAGGCGCTCTGCGTCGCTTGGATTCCATGATGATGGAATGGAACGCTCAAGGCATTCGTCTGGGCTATCCCATCGCCAGCAGTCCGCAAGATAGCGATCTTGATACAGAAACCAACACGCCTGATAGCGCATGGGAAGCGGTTATCACAAACCTCGCCATCCGCATTGCACCGGGCTACGGTAAGACCGTTTCACCTGATACCAAGATGCTGGCAAAGAATGCCTATAACATTCTCTTGCAGCGCGCCACATTCCCGCTTGAGAAACAGTTGCCCGAAACCATGCCGATTGGTCAAGGTAACAAGCCTTGGCGTTGGGATAATCCTTATGTCTATCCGCCTGCTGATCCTGTGGATGCAGGGCCGGATGGCCCTATTGAATGGAGTTAAGCAATGCCGACTATCAATTATCTTCCGCTGATTACGCAAATTTCAGGCGGCGACAATGTGGTCCTGTGGGTTCCCAATCAGGGCGATAGCCGTCGCGCATCAGTCACGACGCTGATCCAGTACATTCAGGCCAACTTCGGCGCTGTTGTTTGCACTTCAGTTCAGACGCAGCCGACCACCTTTTCCCAGTTGCCCAATGCAGTTGGAAACACTGGTGCGCGTGCTTTTATCACGGATTGTAATACAGCTACGTTTGCTGCCGCTGCTGCTGGTGGTGGCGCTAACTTTGTGCCTGTCTACAGCGATGGCACTGTTTGGCGAGTTGGCTAATGAAGAAGGATAGTCGCCTTACTCGCGCAGGTGTCTCAGGCTATAATAAGCCCAAGAGAACGCCTGGGCATCCGAAGAAGTCACATATCGTTGTGGCGAAGGTGGGCGACCAGATTAAAACCATACGCTTTGGTGAACAGGGTGCAAAGACCGCTGGAAAGCCCAAGGCTGGCGAATCCGACGCGATGAAGAAGAAGCGCGCATCGTTCAAAGCTAGGCACGCAAAGAACATTGCCAAGGGCAAGATGAGCGCGGCTTACTGGGCAGACAAAGTTAAGTGGTGAATTAAGTAAGGAGTTTTGAAGTGGCAAATATTGAAACTTTCGCACCAGCATATGGCCAAGGTTTTTCGGTTACACCCGGCGTTGCGTCGGGCAGCAGCGATCTTCCTGCCGGAACCACATCGGTCTGCATCACAAGCCGTAATTCGGTTGAGTGCTTCATTCGCATTGGGGTTGACACTGTGGCGGCAACAACTGCTGACTATCTGGTTCCACCTAATGGTCAGGTAAGCATCAGCAAGAATCGCGATTACAACAAGATCGCTTACATTGCTCCTGCTGGCGGTGGTTCGCTGCACATCATTCCCGGTGAGGGTTTCTAATGGCTTTCCTGCTGACGCGCCTTCGCACCCGCCTGCGTTATTTTAACGTAGACGGTGGCCCAGTTCCCGGTGCGCTGCTTCAGGAAAACGGAGACTTCCTTTTGCTTGAAGATGGCGGCTACATCCTTCTGTAACGGATAATTCATGACGCAGATTGCGATCCTAAATGGCATTTACACGGATGGTGCGCCGGACTTCCGCACATCCTATCCTGTAAACCTTGTGCCTGTCCCTAAAGACAATGGGATAAGCAAGGGCTATCTGCGTCCCGCAGACGGGATTGTCGGCAATGGCACAGGCCCAGGCATTGATCGCGGCGGCATCAACTGGAACGGTGTCTGCTATCGCGTGATGGGTTCAAAGCTGGTTACTGTGGCCAGCAATGGAACTGTGACGGTGCTTGGCGATGTGGGCAACGATGGCCAGCAGGTAACCTTGGATTACGACTTTGACCTTTTGGGCATTGCGTCAAACGGCAATCTGTTTTTCTGGAACCCTGCAACGTCAACGCTAACACAAAATACTGATCCAGATTTGGGAACAGTGCTAGATGTAGTATGGGTTGATGGTTATTGGATGACAACGGACGGGGAGTTTCTGGTTGTCACCGATTTGGGCAACCCGCTTGCTGTCAACCCGCTAAAATATGGCTCGTCTGAAGTTGACCCTGATCCGGTCTTGGCGCTGCTAAAGCTTCGCAATGAAGTATACGCATTGAACCGGCACACGATTGAAGTCTTTGACAACGTGGGCAGCGACTTGTTCCCCTTCCAGCGTATTGATGGCGCTCAGATTGAAAAGGGCGTTGTCGGGACGCACGCTTGCTGCAACTTCATGGAAACCATCACGTTCCTTGGCGGTGGCTTTAATGAAGCGCCTAGCGTTTATATGGGCGCAAACGCAACAGCGACCAAAATCAGCACGCAAGAGATTGATGAAATCCTGCTGAACTATACCGAAGCGCAGTTGGCTAACGTCAAGCTGGAAGCCCGTAATGACAGGGCGCACCAGCATCTTTACATCCATCTGCCGGATCGCACACTGGTCTTTGATGCTTCTGCCACACAAGCCCTTGGTGAGCCTGTCTGGTTCACTCTTACCACTTCGCTTGTTGGCTTTGATCGATACCGTGCACAAAACTTTGTCTGGTGCTATGATAAGTGGCTTGTCGGCAACCCGACCAATAATCAGGTCGGCTATCTGGTGCAGAATATTTCAACGCATTGGGGCGCAAAGGTGCGCTGGGAGTTTGGCACGACCATTGTCTATAATGAAGGCAGGGGCGTTATCTTCCAGAACCTGGAGCTTGTCGCGTTGACAGGCGCTGTGGCGTTTGGCGAAGACCCGACAATCAACACCAGCTATTCAACGGATGGCGAGACTTGGAGCCAACAGAAGTTTATCAAGGCTGGCAAGCAGGGCGATAGAGCCAAACGCTTGGTATGGTTCCAGCAGGGGTGGATGCGTAACTGGCGCATTCAACGCTTCCAAGGCACTAGCGATGCCCATCTGTCCTTTGCCCGTCTGGAGGCGGCGCTAGAGCCGTTAGCGTTCTAATGGCAATCGGCCCGACAAAATTAGGCCTTACCCGCGACCAGCTTGCCTCGTTCCTTCAGGACTTCGAGCAAATCAAGCAGTTCGAAAAGCTATTTGCGCTGGTTGATTCAGAAGTTGCGCCTAATGCTGTGACAGAGGCCACTATTTTGGCTGGCAGTGCCGATGCAAGGGCGCAGCAGGCATTGGATACACTGGAGCGCATGACGAATGCTTTGGAGGCCTTAGCTGCGGTTCCTGCTATTCAGAACAACAATTCGCTTTCAACCGACTATATTGATTTCCAGCGCATCGCGCCTTTCTTGAATGCTGATGGTCGGCTGGGCTGGAATACGCTAGATAATACGCTGAATCTTGGCCATGCCGATGGTGTCGTGCAGCAGGTCGGTCAAGAAACCTATATGCGGACCATCAATAACACTGGCGTCACAATTCCAAACGGAACAGCGGTTGGCTTTGCTGGCGTGAATGGTCTGCTGCGGATCGAGGTTGCGCCCTATTTGGCCGATGGCAGTGCGCCTAGCCTTTATTTTGTGGGCGTCACAACGCAAGAACTAGATGATGGCGAAGTAGGCTTCACAACGCTTTATGGCCGTGTCAGCGATATTGACACCACTGGAACGCCTGTCGGTGAAGTATGGGCTGTTGGCGATCTGCTGTGGGCGCACCCTACCATTGCCGGTGCGCTTACCAAGGTAAAGCCAACAGCGCCTGATAACGTTATTTCCGTGGCTGCTGTCTTGGAGGTGGATGCGGTAAACGGCCAGATTATGGTGAGGCCGACCATCACCGAAGATAAATATTATGGCGAATTCACCAACACAACGGGCGTATCGCCTGTCGGCGCTGCAAATACCGCCTATGCTTTAGAGTGGGACAATACGCAGATTGCCAAGGGCGTTAGCATTGGCGGCGTTAACAACACCGAAGTGACGGTTGCCGAGGCCGGTCTTTATCAGTTTGATGTGCGTGTGCAGTTTTCATCAGGAAACGCAAATATTAAATCTGCTTGGGTATGGTATCGCCTGAACGGCACAACAGATTACCCCGACAGCGCAGTAATCGGGACGCTTAGTGACAACAATGGCTATACTGTGCTATCAAGCAATGAGTTTTTCTCATTGTCGGCGGGTGACTTTATTGAAATAATGTGGGCGGTTGACGACACTGGCCTTGAGCCAACAAACGTTGCCGCTACGCTTTTTGCTCCTGCTGCGCCTTGTGGTTTGCTTGGCGTTACGCAGGTGCAGCAATAGGAGGTTAATGTGGCGGTTACGGTAAAAACCCTTATCCCAGCCAAAGAGGCTGAAGACGTTCAGACCACGCAATACACTGCGGTCAACTGCCGTGCGATTATTGATAAGTTCACGGTGACCAACACCAGCGCCGGTAATGAGACGATTAGCGTCAATCTGGTTGCAGCAACTGGCACGCCAGGGAACGACAACCTTATTGTTGATGCTCGATCAATTGCACCGAATGAAACTTACACTTTTCCTGAGTTGGTCGGTCAGGTATTGGACTCAGGAA